GCCTTTTCCCAGTTAGACCATGTGTTGACCGTATTAAGCAGATTCATCTCAACAGACGTTTGCGGAGAGAGCGCGGCGAGGAGTCCAGCAAAGCGAGGCGTATCATCGCCCATGATCGTTTCAATTGCCTCTGCCGTTTGCTCATACCATCCCAACTTTGGAGCGCCGCCTACTGAAGCGCCAACCAAGTCTTCTGGATTGATAGCATTGTATGTCGCAACTAATGAGCCAGACGTTAGCGGCGTTACTCTCTGCAACTCTGCGTCACTTAGGTACGGCAATATCCCCTCGACCTCCGGAACCCTTTGAACAGACTTTTCCAGATTACGCATTGTCACTTCAGGGAGATTAGCGGCTGTTCGCCACGCCCTATTACCGGGGATCGCTCCCGCTAAGACAGACTCAAATGCCGCTCCAGTGCGCCCAGCGGCCTCTGGCTCCATACCGACAATCTGCCCCTGTATCGCGTCATAAACGTCTCGACCAGATAGGCCAGTAAGTACACCTTCTTGGCGCATGGCACTATCAATCGCTTCGCCTAAAGCCTCCAAGTAAGGGGATGATCTTTCTGTCGGGCCATACACAAGATTGTCGCCAACCCTATTGCCGTAGTTTATTGCCTCATCTAAATCACCAGTAGATAAAAGTCCGCCCAGCATCCCGTAGCCACGGGGAATCTCTGCCACAGCAGATGACGCTACCGTTCCTAGCGCCTCTAAAATGCCAAGCGCACGATCACCAAGTCCGTTAGAAGATGGCATTGTTTATTCCTTAGCTAACATCGCGGCGGATGGAGTCCAAGGCGGCTTATACATTTTCATGTGCGCATTGACCACAGCCCTAGCCTGCTCTTTTGTCAGCCCCTCAAGAATCCCAGTCGGGTCTTGGTTAATAAATCTGCCGCCAGTGTTTTCCAGCGTTGTTAGCAATTCACCAGCCGCGTCCTCGGCTCTTTGCCATTCGGGGTACTCGCTCCGCAGGTTCATTGGGCTTCTTGTCATTCCAGACACGTTTTGCATGAAGTAAGGAGCTACACCCTGTCTCCCCGCAGGCAGACCAAGTCTATGCAAGTCCATTTCATCCTTAAACAACAATCCCTCTGTTAAGAAAGCCTCCTGCTCCCCCGCGCTTAACCTGTAGTTCTTGTAAGGATTAAAAATGTCTGCGGCCTCTCTGCGCAACCCAGAAAGATCAAGCGGGTCTAAGTCCCTGCCTGCTATCTTCATCTCTCTTTCAAGGAAATCTTGCTCTGCGTCGAAAGCATCATACGCCTCATGCCTTGCACGACCCTGACTTGATCCGCGAGCCGTACCCTGCAAGTCTTGGATCGCGTGTTGAATCTCATGCAAAGCCGTCATCCGCGCATCATCTGGAGAAAAGCCCATGATGTCTAAGTTTTTGCGCGACACCTCTAAGTTAGGGAGGTGCATATAGTCTGGAGGCGGATTCATTCTCACCAAGTCGAGCAGTCGATCATTCTCAGTGTATGCGCCCGCTTCACCTATAGGCATATCCGTCAACTGCATTTGCACTAATTCAAGCTCGGGGAGCGTCTCATACAGCTTGGGATGCTCAAACAACTCCATCAGCGGCTCATTCACTGTACTAGAGCCAGTCTCACCAAATGTCTCATTCAATTGGTCGTAGGCAAAGTCAGTCCAGCGAGATTGCTTGTCTGATAGCTCAGTGCGCCACTGCCCATCTGCACCCCTGAACCATGCGGTCTTATCGAAAATCTCAGCAGGCGATACGTTAGCCTGCTCTAGATCCTGCGCACGCTCCAATCCGATCTCATCGCCTAACGTGTGCTTAAAAGTAGCAACGCGAGAAGGCGTGAGAAACATAGACTTGAGTGCGCCTGCCGCGACATCACCAGCACCGGGGATCGCGCCCAGAGCCGTCAGAAGGCCAAGGCCAGTGCCAGTAGCGTAGTCACCCTCAGAGAACGCATCAGCGGCCTCAGCGCCGCCCTTAACATCTCCAATGACTGGGATAAAGTCGATCAGGCCAGAGAGATTCTCCGCCATGCGGTATGCGCGGTAAGGATTGTTTTTGTACAGGCCAAGCGACAACAGCCCTTCGGCAATGGTGTCTCTTGCGCTATCGACAATGCCCGGTTGATAAGGCAGAAGTTGGGGAGCAGTAGCCATCGCCCATTATACCATCAGGCGATGCCTTGTAGGTTACGGCGGATAGGCTCGCCCCAGTTTGATGTGTGACGGTATCCAACCGCTAGGTAACGGAACGCATCTGCTGAGTGACTCGACCAGTCATGCGCTGGCCTGCCCTTCCACACCATGTTGTTGTCATCATACTCACGGTGATACGCCCGCAGTGCCTCAATGCCGTGGCTACATTTCTCAGCATCAAACCAGCACGTTGCCAGCAGAGAGCGTGACGCCTGTATCCCATCGTCTACATTCAACTGGGGCGCAATCTGGATATTCTGCAAGCCTAGCGAGTTCAAAGTCTCTAGCCGTGACTTACCCGATCCTAGCTCCCTCACCCTAACGTCATGCGGCAGGATGTGCTGACCGTAAACGTAGCCCTTTTCCTGTAGCACCCGAACGTAGTGATCAAGGCCGACACCAGATGTCTCATAGTGATCTATCAGCCGCGTCTCTGGGCCTATCATCTGCGCAAACCAAATCGCTGTTGTATCACCTATGCCCAAGTCCCAAGCCGTGACCACGGGCGATGCCGTTTCATACGGCACTGCGGTGATCCTACCCTGCGCGTTAGCGTCACGCATCTCTATCGAATAGTACGCGCCCTCATGATAGGTGAGGAACGAGCCTTCCCAAATGTGATCGTAAGTCTCAGGGCGCTTCTCAAAGTCATTGAGACGCACCTGATCCAGCACCTTGGGGAAGTATGGATTGTCGCGCCAGTTTATCTCGACAACTTTAGCGCCGTCTGGCGGATTAGCCCTGAATCGATTGTGAGTCTCTGACAAATTGCTCTCTGGGTTCCATGAAACCCACACCTCAGAGCCGTCCTCTCGCACTGTAGGCTCTAGCTTATCCCAAGCCATGCGACTTACTGACTCTGCCTCATCAACCCAGCACAACAGCACACGCGCCCTTGACTTAATGCTGTCTAGGTTCCTGCGCAGGCCAGCGAACGTAAACTCTACGTTGCCATCCTTACTTCGGATAAACGTATCGCCCACCTCATAGTAATCAGCGAGCCAGTCATAAGATGCGATAGCACCTGCCACCTCATTGAATGATGAATCCTTTAGCGAGTTCATAAACTCACGGGCGCAGAGTATCTGCCCGCTTCTGCCTGCGTTGCCCCAGACGTAACCTCTGACTGCCGCCATGATCGCAAAGCTACGGCTTTTGCCTGATCCTCTGCCGCCGTAAGCGCACCTCCAGCGAGCCTCACCCGCAAAGAGATCGACTAGCTTTGGCGGAAGCTCAATCGTAGCTATCGTCATCGTTTTCTGGCAGTCGCGGGATCAGTTCAATCACTGTCGGAGACATACTGCCATCGCTACTCGACAGATCAACTTCGGTGGCCTTCAGCTTAGGCTCAGTGTACTGCGCGATTTTGTCCCAAGCGTCTATGCTTTGCTTGATGTCGGAAGCGTCACCTGACTGCGCTAAGTCATGAAGCCTTACGGCCTGCTCTGCCATGCGCATAATCGGATGAAAGTCCTCACCGTACATATCCTGCAAGCGCGTCAGCAGGAACTGCTTGTTTCGATTAACTGCGCCTTTTGTCCTAGCCATTACTTTATGCCCAAGTATTTGTTAAGCCACGACTATTCTAGCACTACTCAACATCATCAGGATGTGGAATGCCTCTAGCCCAATACTGACCATGAATAGACCCCACCCGAATCTCACCATCCTGGATGTCACGTTGCTCAATTGGAAACGACTCAACAGTATTGTCACTAAAAGCGACCAGATAAGTCCCCTCTTCACGCGGCATCTCGCCAAACGCTACAGGGAACCACTCAATGATCACAGACTGATTCACGATAAAGTGCCGTGGATGAGTACAGACACCAAATGATCTGGAAGCGCACCACACAATACTATCGCTTCACAGCGAGTTCTATACGCCGCCATTGCCCCCGCACCTGTACTCTTTCGACGCCACGGCCCGCCGTAGGAGGTTAGGGGCTTGTCTCTAAGCACTGTCCCTCTCCACGGAAAGCAGGCCACCCATTCTCTCCGGATGACTCCCGGTGCAATTTTACCATAGCGCAGTACGTTTCTGCGGATCGGATTTTTTCCTCTAAGTCCTCGCCGCCTACCAGCCCCAGATAGAGCAGGCAGATCAAAACCATAAACCCTATGTATTCAATCCTTGTCTCCCTCATTTAGCAATCTCCGATACTCGCGGCACACTGCTTTATCATCCAGCGTCTCAGCAAGAAAACTGTACATCTTGTTGTTTATGAATCTCAGCTTCTTTAGCTCAACTGCAATTTTCATTTGGTTTACTGGGGTCAGCGTCTTCCAGTGATACTTCTGGCTGACAAATGAATCCAGCATCTCATCATCGATTGGTTCCATTGAATGGTATCCCGTTGATCTCTTGCCACTCTGGGCTATTGTACTCCGGACTGCTCTCCGCTTCCCAAAACTTCTGCACCAAGTCTCTCATAGCAGACTCATCATCCTCTAGCCTGATGATCATACTGCGGCAGATGGCGCGATACATTGCGGTCTTCGCCCGATAGTGTTGCGCCTCAGTCACTGAAGGTACGGAAAAACTGGATGCGTCTCTCCGCCTCCTCAATAAGGTCTTGGAATTTACCCCACTCATCATCATCACCGTAAGCGCGGTTCTGTGCCGCCTTCAGGTCTTTAATGAGCGCCTGATCTTTCTTGATTACCTCCCCGGTAGTCAGTTGCATTTAATCCTCCCTTGGATTCTCAGACCAAAACGAATAGCCGTAACGCTCTGCGCCTCTAACGTACCGCATCAGCGTTGAACTAGCCACACCAAGCATCACTGCGATTTGCCACCAGTAATGGCCCTCCTCAGCAAGCTCAAGGGCTTTCGCCACCTCCTTTTTGCTCAAGGCAAACTTCTTGCCAGCAAGGCGCTCACCAGTCATGCGACCTCCTCCAGAACCGCCGCTTTGGTAGGCCGCTTGAAAAACCCAAACTTGCTGTCTTTGTCTGACTGGGCAAGAGTCGCGGTAAACGAAATGCGGCTCTCGCGCTCTGCGTCATCCAGACTCTTAGGTACACTGCCCCATACGCGGAAGCCACGGTCATCCTGCACTAACATCTTCAGCACATCGCCATAGTCGCTAGACTGCCACTTGAATGACAGCACAGTGCCGGTGATCTCGACGCGCCCTTCTGGGGCATCCTCGCCCTCCTCATGCGCCTTGTTTCTAGCCGCTCGCTCTGCCTCTGACTGCTCAATAGCCAAACGCTGTAGCTTGTAGATGTCTCCCATTAGGTAATCTTCGATGGCGGCACACAAGTCAGCAGGGCACTTTGAGATGTAAACGTAGCAAACCAACTTATCAGTTCCAGCCTCCGCGTAACGGTCAACCCATGATCGAGAACGGCTCACTCTGACAATCTTCCTGACCTCTGCGGGCATCTGCTCGTAACGCTCAATAAACTTGTCTGCGCGAGCGGCGGGAACACCAGCGATTTGCACTTCGTCAATAAACGCACCACAAGTCAGCGGTTCGCGCTCTGATGACCACGGCAGAAACTGCCCAGCAAGAAATGTTGACTCAAATTCGTGATCTCCCTTTGCCCAAGTGTAAACGTAGCCATCAATCGGCGCGTGAAGCCCGGCAGAGGACTCTTTTGGCTCGACGCCATCGTTGCGCTCAGTTACCACACGCTTCCAGCGCGTCTCATAAGCCTTGAGGCCGCGCTCTCGCGCCTGCTCGTAATCGTTGATGCGTTGCTCAAGCCAGTTAAAAAATTGCTTACTCATTTGAAAGCCCTCCTACAGGCGTTGCCTCAGTTGACGCCCCCAAAGTTACAGCATTATTTGGAAAGCGTCAACACTTTTGTTTAGGCCGCTTCTGCCTCGCTTTCTGGGGCTTGCAGGTCACCCAAGAAGTCGGATGCCTGCTGGGCCAGCTTCGCCGCCTTGTAGATAGCTCGCTTGTCATTCTGGAGCGCCTTCAGCCAAGACTTAATGTACTGAGCGTGATCCTTGCGGGGCAGGTTCTCAATACTCAGATCGGCGCAGAGGAACGTAGCGGTCAACTCAGCAACCAACTCTTCAAAGGCGTAGCTTTCTGAACCAAAGCCACCTGACAAGTCGCGCTCGCATCGTGACTTGTGACCAGTCCAGTGGCCCAACTCATGAAGCGCAGTCCCGTAATATGCCTGCGTAGATTTGAAAGCCTCTACCGGGGGAAGCTGGATGTGATCAAGCGCGGGGCTGTAGCAAGCGCGGTCACCGCCATGTTGGATGTGAGCGCCAGTGTTAACGATAAACTCTTCGGCGTTAGCGAGTCGCTCTGCAAGCGCGAGAGGCTCCGCTTCTACCTGCGCCTCAACGCCATCTACCTGCTCGGCATTGAAGACCCACCACAGTCTGCTGAAGGGGATGGTTTTAATCTTGCCAGTCTTCTCATCTTTCTCTTCGATGAAGTTAAACAGAATGATCGGCGTACCCTTCTCGCCCTTGCGTACCTGACCGCCCTCTTTCTTCCAAGCGTTGTAAGTACCCCAGCGGCTATCGCAGTAAGGCTGAGTCATCAGGATAAAACGATTAATGCCGTTGTAGTGCTTGCCAGTAGACATTGATACTGGGCGAGCGCCGCCAAGGTTGATCCACGGCTTTTCCCAGCTACCCAAGTCAACAGACTCCAACTGGGCGATAACGTGGCTGGTGATGGCTTCGTAAGCGTCAGCTTTCTTTTTCATGTTGATCCCTCCTACAGGAAACTGGCAACAGCGCCAGCGATGGGATCAAAGATACGCCCTTATTAGGCTAACGTCAACACTTCTGTTTACCTGCTAATTCCAAGAAACTATGCGGTATTCGGGGTCATCGTGGAATTTTTTTAGCTCCTCACGGTAGTGCTTGGCTATTTCTTTACGCAGTGCGTCTGTTGTCTTCATGATGCCCTGAGATTTTTCTCTGAGGATTGCCATATGTCCCTCGCCCAGTGTCGACTCCAGCCAGTCATGAAACGCAATCGGATTTTCTGTGAAGTAACGATGGCTCGCATGGGTGAGTGTCACTGCGTTATCCAAACTCCACCTTAGAATTTTTGCTCTGCGTCCATAGATGTGAGCGCACTCTAAAGCGTCCTCTCTCCCCGTATGCAGACACCTGCCATCTCTAGCCCGAACTGCTTTGCTAAACCAAATGTCTGCCGCGTCTCTTTTAACTGCCATTAATGAAAATCCAAATCCTTGTCTGGAGTGAAAACAATTGCGCTCACCTCTTCCAACTCAGTGTTGTAGCAGGTCATCCATAAATCAAAAAACTCATCTATCGGCATCTTGATTGTCAAGCCTTCGGGAAAGGTGTCGGTGTAAACGTCTGTCTGATTTGGGTTAGTCGGGTTTGTGGTCGCGCCCCCGATTGTTGCCGTCAGCAACAGCGCCTCGCCTTTTGGTAAATCAACTTTAAAAACAGGAATCATGTTCTTGGCCTCACGGTGACTCTGGCAACTTCGCCAGCAGTTTTGTCATAGGTAATTACCTTTGCCCCTCTTCGGGACACCCAGCCTCCCCTCGCGGCGTAAGCATCTCTCCCGCTCAATGTCGGGTGCATCTCTGCAATCG